TGGTCGAGGCCGCGCCGCAATCGGGCAGCCTCATCACCGCGCGGTTGGCGGGCGAGGCGGGGCGCGAGGTGATGGCGATCCCCGGCTCCCCGCTCGATGCGCGGGCATCGGGGTGCAACCAGCTGATACGCGTTGCGACAGTAGCACGAAACTCTGATTTGTGCTTTTCTGGAGCGAACGATGACGACGCCAGCATACATTTACGCCCGCTTTTCCAGCTTGGAGCAGGGCAAAGGAACCTCACTCAAGCGGCAGCTTGATGGAGCCCGTGATTTCATCAAGTTGCATTCCGACTGGGACTACCCCTTCGACGACCCAATTGGGCAAAAGCAACGGGACTTCACCGACCAAGGCAAATCCGCATACGCTGGTACCCACCGCGAACCTGGAGGCGCACTGTACGAGCTTGAAAGGAAGGCCGCAGCAGGACACTTCCGCAATGGCGCAGTCCTCGTCGTCGAAAACCTCGACCGACTGACCAGGCAGGGGTGGGAAGAAGCACTCAAAATCCTCACGACGCTGACTACGAACGGTGTCAGCGTCTACACGCTTCATAACAAGAAGGTGTGGAAGGCGGGCGAGAAGCCTGACATGGGCCAAGTCATCACTGTGATTGTGGAAGCCGAGGCTGACCACAGGGCCAGCGACGACAAAAGCGACCGACTGCAAAAAGCGTGGGCCACTAAGATCAAAGCGATCCAGAATGGCGACCGAAAAGCATTCAGTCAGCACCTGCCTGGCTGGTTGGAAATCGACCCAAAGACCAAGGCACCTGTCGCTAATGAGCATCGCGCAGCCCTCGTCCTAGAAATCTTCCAGCGGTACGTGGATGGGCAAGGCCTCCCGTCAATCGTCCGCAGCATCAACGCTCGTGGAGAGCCATCCTGGGCGAGAGGCAAACGCGCAGGTGATGGTTGGAACACAGCCTACCTGCACAAGCTGCTCAAGAACCGTGCGGTGTTGGGCGAGTTTGCACCCAAGTCCCGTAAACACAGTGAGCCTGCACATCACGCGGTGAGCAAGGGTATCGTCATCCCCGACTACTACCCTCAGGTGGTACCAACCGACCTCTTCAACAAGGCTCAGGCAACCAAGGCATCACGGCGCAGGATTGGCGGCAAAGAGCAGAGCCGCCTACGCAACCTCTTCTCGGGTTTGGCATCTTGCTCGGAGTGTGGCTCCAAGATGTACTATCAACTTGAGCAACGCCTGGACCGAAAGGTTGGTCACGTGACGAAGGCAGGCGAGAAACGCCTCTACACTGTTCGCACGGCCCGTTCGTCCTTTCGCTGCAATAGCAATCGCCGCTCAGTTGGCTGCACTAACAAAACGCGCATCCGGTACGAGCCCTTAGAAGCAATCGTGCTTGATGTGCTGCTCAACAGCGCGCTCGACAATCGGGACTTCTCAATGCCTGACCGCATCGCTGAACTTGAGAACGTCATCGCTGAGCGAGAGCGCCAAATTGGCCACATGGAGGCGCAGACACAGAACCTCGTCAACAACCTTGCCGTCAGGTTCAGCGAGGCACTCGCCAACAAGCTAGGCGACCTTGAGGACGAGATTAAAGCCGAGAAAAAGGCGATAGAGGACCTAAGGGTTGAGTTGGCTGGTGTAAGTGGCAGCGCCACCCCAGAGCAGCACATTGCTCGCGTCAGGGAGGTCAGGGACAGTTTGGATGCGACTGACGAAGAAGTGCGCTTCGCTGCTCGAATGAAGGTACAACACGCATTGCGAGGCATCATCAGGTCCATGACCTGCTACCCCGACAAGCGAACCTACGTTCACACTGACTTGTTCTCAATCCGCATCAATGCCGACGCTTCCTATGATGTATTGGACGCTATCGAAGATGCCAAACAGCACCGCGATCAACTTCCCGCTGAGGCTCTCGTGCAGTTGCAGCGCCTAGAAGCCGAATAAGGTTGACAAAATGACCGAACGGCTATCGGCTAATTACCTGTAGCCTATGGAGTTGTTGATGTTGAGGTTCATAAGTACAGGTCTAGCAGCAGTGCTCGCCTTTGGTTCATCACCTGCTTCTGCTTGGGAGGTGTATGGTACCTATACAACTTGCCACATGAGCGGAACACTCTCGGACGGCACGGTTCTCCGTTTGAAGAAGGAGGTAGGCCGTGACTTCAACCTTACAGTTGAGCTTGCCAACCCGCCTAAAAAGCCAGACGTTCCGGGCCTCACACCTGGGGGGTATCTTCATCGAAATGGGCGAGCAGAAAGATGACTACGAGTACACAAGTGAAGACTTGAACATTGGTAGCTTAGGCTGGATGACCTCCATTGTAGGCGACCACTTTGTTGATGCGCTTGCAAAAGGTGCTGCAATTCGCTTCTTCATGCGTGAGCATCGCTTAGATGGGATTTTCCTAATCAAACCGCCCGAGGGTGAGAAGTGGGACCAAGCGCGGGTCGAGAAGGAAGTTCTTGCTCGCCAAGATGCTGGTGAGACTGGAACCCTAATCCCATACGCTTCGGGAGAACTCATGCCTCTTACAGGTAGCGCAAACGCAGTTGCCAGACTGCGCAAGTGTGTGGCTCGTATCAACGCAGTAGACGCCATGGTGAGTGGCTATCGCGAGTTCTAATCAGAGTAACGCCTAGACATCTGAAACCAACCTAGCGGCCCCTGCAAGGGGCCAATGAGGGCAGACATAGAAAGGCCGCTGGCAAAACCAGCGGCCTTTGTTCTTTCCCTGCAAGGGCGCCTTAGATGCGAGGGATTTCGAACTCCTCGCCTTCAACCTCAAGTACGAAGTGGTCCGCAAAGCGAGTTACGAAAACAGGCGTTGTATCGAACATGATGCAAGCTTCGTCCTCCGCGAAATAGCGAGGGTCAGTATCGTAATTGCTTTGCACCTGCTCCGCGATGAACTCCAAGCTGCACATGCTACCTACTCCTTGTTGGTAGCAAGACCAGAAGACACCAAAACTGGATTAGAGCAAGCCGGAGATTTTCATTCGCTTTTGGCGCATTTTGGTGCTTGATGTTCTGGCCTCTGCAACACGGAGGCTTGAATGTACGAACCAACAACCCAACACCTCATGGAGGCAGCTATGTGCCTCTGGGAGGAAGTAACCCTGCATCGCCACACAGAGCCCTTTCAGAGGGCGCTGGAGAACATTGGCACCGTGGCGCTGCGCCACGAGGTCATGGCCCTCGCTGACCCTTGCTGCCGCGAGTGGAACGCCCTGACCCAGGACGAGCAGGACAAGTTCGCTCCCTATGACTGGGAATGGTGCCCCTACTTCCTCAGGGAGCGTGTCAGGTGGACGCTCACTGGCTGCACCTACAAGGGAGTGGGCAAATGAAGCTGGAAATCAGGCAGCTTGCCCACTTCGGCAATGACCTCAAGCGAGACATACTCACAGACGCCCTAGCAAGCCCTGTGAGGATACCGGACCAAAAGCTGCTCATGCGGGTTATCCAATACGGCAACGCCTTCCTAGAGCAGCACAAGGGCGAAGCAGACGACAAGGGCTTCGTCATCTGGTTTGATGTACACTTTGGCGAACCTGCGCTTATTGGGATGAGCTGGTGTTACAACCCTCACGCGCCCTTTGACGACCTCTACGGTGTTCCTGAGTTTTGGCGTATGTGGTCCGAGGTAGGCAGCATGAGCGACGGCAAGACTGTCTACACCTTGCAGCAATGCCGCTCAGACATCACCGCTTACCAGATGCAACATTTGGCTAAATAGAGGCGACAGGGATTAGTCATCCTTGTTGTACTCCATAAGCGTAACTGTCGGAAGCCCCGCTAGCGAAAGGGTCGTTGGCGGGGTTTCTGTTTCTGCTAAATAGAATTGCGAAAGCAAAACTGCATAGCAAGCTCTCCAGAACCCCATTAGACCCTCGCTCGGCTAATGGGGTTCGCCTTTGAGCCCGTTTGAGCCCTAGGAATGCCCTGCCGGACTAACTACCGGCATGGAGCACAAGAAACAAAAGACCGGATACCGAAAAAAGAAGGAGAACCTTGAAATGGGGCTAACTCTAGAACAAGAAAAAGAACTCGCTGATCTTGAAGAATTTTATAAGGATGATCAGGAAATGCAGGACATGTTCGCCGCGCTCGAGCGGGCCGGTCAGCGTTTTCAGAGGCAGACGGATCGTCTGGAAGGCAAGACAGTGGATGAAGTGATAATGGTGGAGAGCCGTCATGGCAACGAACGGCAAAGAAGGTTACGTAGCCGCCCCGAATGGCGAGCAAAACTGAGCAAAGCCTGCCGCGCAGCTAATCGAAGCGAAGAAACTCGAAACAGGATGGGAAAGTTAAATCGCGAGGAGGCGCGGGTCCATGAACTTAATGGCAAGATGTACTCAGCGAGCGAACTTGCAGCGATAGCGGGCCTCCATGTTACCACTATACGCTATCGCTTATCTCAAGGCATGTCTGTAAGTGAAGCAGTCGAAAGAAATGACCGGAGGTATAAGAAAACCTCCGGTCCGATTGACTGAATGAGCAGCTTAGAGGGGCGGAAGCTTCGAGTAGGCCTCCAGCACCGCCTTCTTGTCCCAGCCCTTGTTCTTCACATTGGCTTCCAAGAGTTCAGCAGCGCGTTCCTCACCGTACCGTTTGACGTTGCGGCGGTGGACCAGTTCAGGCTGGATAACCCGAACCACTTCGGACTTGGGAGCCTTCGCGTTGGAAGCCTCGGTCTTGCCCGCCAGCGCAGCCTTGATGGCATCGTCCAACTCGCCAGCTTCCACGGACTTGCGCGCCTGGGTGTAGAAGTCCTGGAGGCGTTCGCGGGGCACGAAGAATTCATCCGTACCCTTCACAGCCAGCTTCCGCGAACCGAAGCGCAGCGTTGCCTTGCTGACCCCTTCCTTGGTGGAGTAGCTGCCGCGCTTGGGATTGTCCTCGCCAGCCTTGATGCTCGCCAGCGCCTTGTCGATACCTTCCAGAACCTTGCTGCGCCGTGCGGGCATGAGGTCCTTCTCGGGCTTCTTGTTGAAGTCCTGAGCCAGCTTGTCGTCGGTGAGCTTGAGAAAATCGAGAGCCATGATGTGTACCTTCCTGTTGAACAATGTGTAACGCGATCTGCTCGCCTGACACCAGAAGACACCAAAATAGGTACATTGCAACCAGAAAGGTGAGCAAGAAGGTAAGTAGGTGTATGAGCCAGCGGCCTACACCCGTTTACAAAGTGACTTTGCCCTTGCAGCCCAGCGAGAACGTTTTCTGCATGATAGGCAGGGCGATGAAAGGGCTTGATTGGCTCAAGGACAATGGCCGCGAGGACCACTTCATCAACGTTTACAGCGACAACAAGAAACTGACATTCGTGCTGAACAACCTCGAAACGGCCCTGCTACTGAGGTTGACACTGGAATGAAATTAAACGTCGAAGATGCGCTGACTTACCTCCCAAACCACATGCTCACCCTGTGCTGCTGGACCTCGCTTATGAGGGAGGAAGATGCGAAGATGCGGCTGATGCGAATTGCAGAGGAAGCGCAGAACCCATACTTCCGACGAGAAGCACTGGTAACCCTGGCAAAGCTGCAATGGGCAGAGGAAAACCTGAGCAGCGAAGACTTCGAACTACGGGTCTACAGAACTCCCCTTGAGCAGCTGAGTTACGCCAACCCCGAATGGTATGCGGACACGCTGAGACGAGGCGCAACCGCTCATCACCTAGTCTATCAGGTGTGTCTGGCCTTCAACACGGAAATGGACATGCTCTACTTCCTGTGCGGTACGAGTGAAATCCACTAGCAGCTGAGTAGATGGAGAAGAGCCGCTGCATCGCCCGCAGATGGCCCAAGGGAGGGAAGTGAAGTGGCGGTCCTGTATGGGTAAGGGCAGCAACAAGCCTATCAGCAGGAATGAAGCCTAAGCTAGAAGAACAGCTTCTTCACGATTAGCACCGCGCCCATGGTGAGCACCACTGCCCCCCAAGTATAAACGAAAACGTCTTTGATCTTGCCCCAAAGGGTCTTCTCACGGGCTCGTTCAATCTCGCGCTGTTTCTGATACGCCTCCGAGGACGAACGGCTCCTTTGGATGAACTCGTTGAAGCGGGTCGTGTCGTCCTTGTAATCAGGGGTATTGGCCACTGCACTACCGAAGATCCAGATTAATCCGGTGATGATGATGCCAATGCCCATCCAGCTGTTCTCGCTAGGGAGGGTTTCCTTGTAGTGCCACCAGTCGCGCAGTGCGGTGAAAAAGTCTCCCGCCAGGATGACCCCTTGGTAGATCGTCGCAGGGATACTCGCGAGGAAGATGGGCCAGAGGACGAAGTAGATGATGATGATGCGGAACGTCTTTGAAATCCGCCAGGACCACAGTTCGAAGGTGGTCGCCTCCATGCGCTCCATGTCTTCCCCCCATTGCTAAGCGGCGCCCTCTATAGCAGCAAAGCCGAAAAGCTCAATGATTCAGTGGCATGGCAAGGTACGCAATGGTTCTACGCCTAGCTAAGACGGAGGGCTTAGATGCAGCGATGTCGTGGAAGCTGAGCCAGGAATGACCCTTTTGCCCTTTTTGATTAAATAGGTGCATGGAAAAATCTCGCAAAACACTAGCCGAGCAGCAAGCTGACATACAACCCGCACTGGCTAAGGGTGCAAAAGCCCTCCAAACCGTTGTGAAAAAGGAAGTCCGCAAGCGCAAGCCCCACGGCAACAGCAAGTTCTGTCCCAAGAAGTGGGAAAAGATTATGGAATGCATCGCTACCTACGGCGACCTCATTGAAGCCTGCGACAAGCCAGACATGCCCAGCATCCGGACAGTCTATCGCTGGATGGAAAAGGAACCCTCATTGAAGGACGACATGCGAAGAGCATGGGAAAGCTTCACGATGATAGGCCACTCCGTGAATAACAACATCCTACGGGGCGGAAAGCTATCGACGGGTGACTTCCGCAGGGATGAAGCCCTAGCTGCACAGAACCGCTGGTTTATGGCCAAGACCAATCGCAGGGACTTTGGCGACAAGCAACAGGTAGATGTCGTACACCATCAGCCCGTTATCCTCGATGGTATCATCCTTGAAGGCGAGGGTGGGGATGGCGTTTAAGCTATCCGCGCCACGCTAGCAGCATACCAACGGCCACCCCTAGCAGTCTTAATCTGACGCTCATTGAGATAGTCTGCGATGCTTTGCAGCGTCGTGCAGCCATTAGCCCGTGCAAGGGCCAAATAGGGGTCAACAAGGGCCTTCCACTCTTGGCTGCGCTCAGTACGCACTCTGGCACTCTCTGCCCTTCCTAGGGCAGACACCGCCTTTATGTTACCACGGTCCCCACCTAGCTTGGTGCCCCGCGCCTTCGCCGCCTTCAACGCTTCCTTCGTGCGCTTGCTAATCGTCTCGGCTTCCCATTGAGCAACCTGTGCCATGATGCCAATGGTGAAGCGGTCGGCAAAAGGCATGTCGGCAAAGCGAACCTCTTGCCCACTGTCGAACAGCGTATTGAGGAAAGCTGCATTGCGGCTGAGTCTGTCTAGCTTTGCAACCACCAACACGGCACCCGTGAGCTTGGACAGGGCAAGAGCTTCTAGCAGCTTGGGGCGAGTGTTCGACTTGCCGGACTCAACCTCGACAAACTCTGCGATGGGTTGCTCTCCAATGGAGCGGCACACGGCTTCGCGCTGCGCTTCCAGCCCTAGGCCACTGTCACCCTGTTTGCGGGTGGAGACGCGGTAGTAGGCAACGAACGGCATGGATGGCTCCTGTAGCAACGGACATTGCATCAACCGTTATAGCCAGCGAGCAGCAGGAGCGACCTAAGAAAAGGAGGGTGTATTACCCCCCTCGGGGTCATGGGGGAGGATAGGCCAGGTCTAGAGATTCGACCGACCGCAAACCTATCAAGCTGCTCGCAGAAATTCTCCAGCCTTGCTCAAAACCTACCTACTAGGTCTAGAGATTCGACCGACCCTAACACCGGTCAGACCTCACCTGAGATTTTTTCTTCTATCGTGTAGAACCTGTCTTGGTTAGATGTTGTCCATGCTGTATTCAAAGATAGGCTCGTAGGCGATGTGTCGGCCGATGTAGCTGCCAAACCGAATCTTCACTCGGTCCGCTACCCAGGTCCAACTTTCCACATTGTCGGTAATCGACATACCCGTATCCCAAACAGGCTCGCCGTACTTGGTCTTCAACATAGCTAGCAGCATGTTCGGGTCACAGAGCGTGACGTTGATGGATACGCGGACAAGCCTAGTCAGCTTCTCGCCCTTCTCGTTCTTGTAGGTTTCCTCCGTGAGGTTGGGCAGACCTTCAAGTTCCCACTTCTTCGTGAACTCAAGGTCAATCTTGCCCTCGCAGTTACCAATCTTCACCGGCTCTAAGCTGCGCTCCAGTTCATAGGCTTCATCGGTGGTCATTGTCTGACCATAGGTAAAGTCCTTGTAGAGCTTGATGGGTTCTGCGCTTGCTGCACTCGCCAATCCTGCGAGCACCATACCTAGTACAATCTTCTTCATTTACTCCTCCTTACTCATGAGCGCCATGCTGTAGCTTCTCTCATTTACCTTGTCATCCGGTAAATAGGTGCATGGTAGGAGGAGTAGTTCAAGAGAAGTCGCCACAGGGCATTGTTCCAAACTTCGCTGGCTTCAACTCTGACCAGTTAGCAGCTTACAATCTAACTACCTACAGCAATAACAAGTTTCATCTGTTCTATGGGGGAGCAGGTTCGGGCAAGAGCTGGCTCATCATGTTCATCGTGATCTTGCGGGCGCTCAGGGCTCCAAACTCCCGTCATGCCATCTTTCGCCTTACTCGCTCATCCTGTGAGCAAACGCTGTTCAAGAAGACTTTGTTGGAGGTGCTTGAGGTAGGCTTCCCAGGCTTACTTCCACAGCTACATGAGCGGAAGGCGTTCAACTATACTGACATGCAAGTGACCCTGTCCAATGGGTCGATGCTGTTCTTCAATGGCTTGGATGAAAATCGTCTTACCAAGGTGCTTGGTGACGAGTTCAACACGGTTTGGGTCAATGAGTGCAATGAGGATGGCCTGTCCTACGCCACGGTCAACGTCCTGCTCAACCGTCTTCGTGCAGTCAGGAAGACTGAGGATGGCAAGATTCTCAAGAACAAGATGTTCTTTGACTGCAACCCGCGCTTCTACAGCGATTGGGAATACAAGGTCTTCAAGCTAGGCATCAACCCTGAGGATGGAGACGCAATCCCTCGTCCTGAGCAGTGGGTAAGTTGCAAACTCAACACGCAATCCAACCAAGCCAATCTGTCTGCGGACTACCTAGACAACTTGCAACTCATGGGGGCGAAGGACCGCCGCCGTTACATGGAGGGTGAGTGGTCGGACGAGAACCAGCACGCCCTGTTCACGGAGAAGATGTTCGTCGAGCACCGCATCCCCAAGCCCCGTAACATTCTCACACCAGCTGAGACCCTTGCCTATCTGAGGGACGAACAGGGTATCCAGCTTGACCGCATCACGATAGCAGCTGACCCCGCGGTTACAGCCGACCCCAAGAGCGACCTTACCGGCCTGACCGTGCAAGGCATCCAGCTGGGGGATGATGGCATTGAACACGCCTACGTCCTCGAGGACTTGTCTGGACGCTACACACCAGACGCAGCCTGCCAGACCATTGAGCAAGCCTATAAGGTGTGGACCGGCGTGCAAAAGGGACCCCGTTAGCGGGGTGATCGGCGTCTAAAAGGGACCCCTCATTCTGATGGTGTAGCAGGCTGCCTGGTTTTCCAGGTGGTGAGATCGGGATGTTGGTGGTGG